CCTTACTCTTTTTCAAAATATCAATATATAGTCTATCATAAATATCAAGACCATTATTATCAATACCCTGAACATTAAATATGTCATCAACAGAAATAACTTTATCTGGATTACACGACATATAATTCTTGTACCACTGCAATCTGGCATTTAGAATTCTTGGCGTTCCTTTGCTTCGTCGTGCAATCTCTAAGAGGTCCGAGTCATCTATGACTATTCCTAGTTTAGTAGAATTCGACCTTGCTAGTTTAGCTAGCTCATCTGTATTGTAAAAAGACAAATGCTCTTTAATGCAAAAACGATCATAAAAAGGTTGACTTAAACTTCCTCCGCTGGTTGTGGCCCCAACCACAGTAAATACGGGTAGATCAATAGTTTCTGGCACATCTTTATCGTCATCATTCTTAACAGTAATATTAAGAACAAAGTCTTCCATGATCGGATAGAGAAATTCTTCCACAATCTTCGGTAATCTGTGGATTTCATCAATGAATAAAACTGATCTTGGTTCAATTCCCATAATGTATGGGATAATATTTTTTATGCTTCGTATATTTGCCGCATTGGTGGTATAAAGGTTCACTCCCAACTCGTTCGCTATGGCACTCGCTATGGTGGTCTTTCCAAGGCCGGGAGGGCCGTCTATTAAAACGTGAGGCATCACCGTGCCTGTGTTTTTACAACCCGTCACAGAGACTCGTAGACGCTCCTTAACGTCGTTCTGTCCAATAATTTCATCAAAAGTTGATGGTCGAATACCTTTAGCCATTTTGTTCTCCAAAAGATTTTAAAGCGTTTTTAATTAATAATCCAATATCGTTAGTCTTACAAGAGTCGTATGTTTTTTTAATCAACTCTTTAGACTCGTCCAAATCAAATCCGTAACCAGACAGAATCTTAGCACACTTGTTCAACAGATCAACAGGAATACTATCAACAATATCTTCTGCGGTCTTTCGTTTCTTTGTGGGCTTTTCGTAAATTATTTTAATGTTTTTAACCCGTTTAGGTTTGAAAATCAGACCACACTCGCAGACTATCTTAAAATTCTTAACTTGTGCTTGTCTTAGAAAGAGCCAATGTTCATTCTCACAATCCTCAGATGGACATTGATACTTAAACGAAGCATCAATCTCAATCGGTTTCTGGCTTTTCAGTTTTGTTTTTATCATTTTCTTTTATCCAAAATAGGAAATCATTAGTCTCATTATCAAATCCTGTTTCAAGAACTCCTTTATTTACCAAATTATTCAGAATGTTGCTTACCATTCTGTCATTAAGAGACTCTATTACTTGTAAAAATATACTATCATTTACCACGTATCGTATATTATTTGTCTTTTTATTTTTCTGTTTTTTAACTATTTGGGTTGCTATATTTAGAGATTCCTCAAAAGATAATATCTTGTCTAATTCATCCTTATCTTCTGGCTTAACAGATATTAGATCGTCAATTTCTGGATCGCCTTTATCTTCTGATAAGCCGCTACCAAAAGCATTATAAACTAATACTCTAACATGATTAGTGAAAGCATCGATGTCGTGAATTATATACCATTTATCTTTCATAAGTCTTCCTAATTAAGTATCTCAAACAATCCTTCATAATATCTAGGCTGACTAACAATATGCCTAGCATGACTCTGTAAATGTAATTCATATTCTTTCTGTAATTTATTGTAGATAAAGTATTTCATTTTCCATATTCCCTCATCATAATAGTTGTTCCCCAAGTATAGGGAGGTTTTATCCTCCGCTATACTGGAGATCCAACTATTCACAGGTAACGAAATCGGCTTGAATCCTTCTGGTAATACTGAAGGACTATAATTAAATAAATCCTCTATACCACCAAGTTTATTAAAATTTATACCTTTAAAGAGATTATCCATATACTTTTTAAGCCATTCAGTATCTATCTGAAAGTAAAACTTATAAGGATCGTCGTTGTATTCGTCGTTATTCATAATTTAAAAAGGAATTAGGGGATCGAACCCCAAGATATAGCACTAACTACTCCAGTCTCCAGACTATTCCTTTGCTTTTAATCAGTTATAACCATCCATATGATTATCTTCATCCTCGTAATCATCACTATAATTCACATCGTCTTCATCATCGTCCTCGTCGTTCCATCCCCAATCATAGTCATTATCATAATCTTCATCCTCATCCTCATAATCGTCTTCACTAAAGACAGACGAATAAAGAGGCTTGAGAAGTTCGCCTTGATACTCTCCGACAACTTCATATCGGCAAGTGCGAAGTTTCTCATAGTTGCAATCACTAGGAACGCTCACAACATCAGCAGGATTAATCTTAACGATAACAATCTTATCTCCAGCCTCAAGACTACCATAACCAGCCACATAATTCAATGCACCAGCATGAAGTCCATTTGAACAACCTCGGCCACGATCATCATCAACCTTTGATCGCGTCATTTCACAAATCTGACCAACACGATTGTCGAAAACTCCACGATACTTATCCTTATAATCACTTCTGACTGCCTTATAGGCAAGGAAATAACCATCTTCAGTAATTGGCAGATGCTCATGCTCAAGGAAATCATACAGTTCCTTTTGACTCTGCATACTAGGATTCTCCATCAGATTATTCAGAAAATTAACAAGGGGCTGGAAAGGCAGACCCTTACTCATAAACTCCAGAATTCTCTTGCTGATTGATCCATGAACAACTTCGCCCTCATAAGTAACCTGACCATTCTTGATCTCAACAAGACCGTCACTAAAAGTAGCAACTGCCTTCTCAATATCAATTAGTTCAAGCAACTCGTCAGAAGTTGCGGAGGGAAGTGCCTCCAGAATCATCTTATAATTAAGGTGGTCAGGCAGAACCTGAAAACTCTTATTGTTCAGCACAACCGTCAAATTACCATCAACAAACATAAACGGGACACTCATGATACAAACTCCTATTGTTTTTAGTTACCTTGTGAATTACTTAATCAAACTACTCAACTGAATCTTAAACAAATCAACATTAGCCTGACTCATTTCGGTAAACCAATCCTTATTCCCATTATTATAATAGTTATTCCTATCATCAAGTTGCTTAATAGGATTAGTTTCCTTCAAATCTCTCAGACTTCCACTGACTTGGTGACTACCAAGAATATACTTCAGCATCGGGTTGTTGTCAACCTCGTCTTGAAGAATTTTTCTAAGATCGGCCATTTTGCTCAACTTATACTGACCATCATTCTTTGATTGAATAATAGACAAATATTCCTTACTGGTTTCGGTATTCTTATAAAGACGATGACCAATCCAATAAATAATATTATTATAAGTCAGCGTAGTATCTCTGATTGTTTTGCTATCAATAGTTCCAATTCCAATAGAATCAGATATGCTACTAATATGCTTGAAAAAATCTTCAGATTTAAACTTCTTAATATCAAAAGTCTGTCGATGAACAGTCTCAGCGAAAAATTCTGTAATAAGAGTTTCATCAATAACCTTGACTAGTTTATCATTCTTAATGAACTTAGCATATTCCAGACCAAAGATACTAAGCATATGAAATACAAACTGGTTTGTTGCATTTCCATAATTGTAATATCGGTATGATATGTTTTTGCTATCTTCCTCAGAATACTGCTTCTTACAAAAAGTCACAAGACTATTAAAAGATGATATATCTTCAAACTTCTTGCTCATTTTCTTCAATCGACTCTTGAGAAAGTCATTGAAATTAACCATAGTATATTCTTGATTAATCATCTTCTTAGCAAAGGCACTCTTGATAGCATAGATTTTAGTATTACCAAAAAGTTCCTTGATAAGAGATTTGATATTATTCTCGTTAATCATAGCATGAATATCCGAAATCTCTGGAAGATCCTCGTTCTCATTAGTCTTATATCGAGTAATGGGAATATAAACAATCTCATCGCTATCCAGAAAATCAGTCAATTCATCTTCTGACAACATCTTCAAATAGGTAGCATCATTATACGGATTAACAATACTCTTAGCATCACTTGATGCTCCATGAATAAAGAATACATCTTGATCACTAACGCTACCATTACTATTCTTAACCCCGGTTTTACGAGGGCCAGAACTTTGAGTAAGATGCTTATAGTCAGAAACCTTGAGCAGATTTGACTCTCCAACATCACTAATTAGATCATCAAAACCCTTGTCGCTTTCAGTATGATCTTTGGAGTCCATAATCATGTACGCAAAGCAATCATTTTGATTACAATAACGTGTCACAATTTTCTTGGCAGTTTCTTCGCCCTTAACGTCGCAAACAAAGAAAGCGATCTTGCCATTCTTCTTCTGACTATTCCAGTAAGAATATCCCTTACCAGTAAGAGTATCATGGTGAATTTTATCTGTGAGAGCAACAAGGCGTCGTGAACGATACCCGCTGCTCTTATAATTAAAAACATACAGGTTCTTACCGGCCTTGATTTTATATTCAAGGTCAGCACCACTATTAATGTTGTGGCTCTTACCATTCGGATCAGTCCAAGACGCACCAACACCCCATCCACCAGACAATTCATTCATCTGATAATATGTTGTAATAGCCTCAATCTTGGTTGTGGCAGCAGAAATCTTCTTGCTAAATTCGTCCTTCATCTCAAGATAAATCTCTTGAGTCTTTTGACGAAGAGTTTTAATTACGCTCTTGGTATACTGCAAACCTTCACGGGAAACGTCCATTTCCAGTTCGCCAATACCAAAATCAAGTTCCAGATAAAGACCAGAGTTAATGATCTCACTAACGAAACTCTTCCACGAATCAATATCTGCCTTTTGGAAAGCCCTATTCCACTTGGCAATATGATCCGGTTGATCCTCCTTTTCCTGACCAATAATCTGAGCGGTCTGAACAGGGTACGCAATATTACCCATGATAGCAACAACACCACTATCAATATGATGATAAGAGTTGGGATAATACTGAGTGTCGTTATTGAGTCGGCAGACTCTCCAGCCCTTGCCACTAATAACAATATTAGTATTACTATACTTATGATCTTGCAGATTATTACCAAGTCCACCCTCAATAATGGGTTTCATTCGGAAATAATGAAAAATCCTGATAGCCTTATTGGTAAACTCACTAAAGTCATGAGTCTTAACGGCGAAACTAATCTCAAGACCATTAGCCTCGTCAGTTTCACAAGAATTAAAAAGATTCAACGTAGGAACACCGCTGTCATCAATAGCAGCGATATAGGTATATTTAGTTCCATTAAAATAAGAACTGGTAGTAAAACTCTTGGTATAAGCAAAAGGACTCTTACTGCCAAGACCAAGACAACCAACAAAATCGTTACTGTCATTCTTGTTACTAGCACCATAAGTGGTATACAGACTCTCCATATCATCCTGACTAAGACCAGTGCCATAATCACGCACCGTAAAAGACGGGTTGGCAGATGTTGGCAAGATCACCTTGAAGGGATTCTTATTGCCAGCACTAACGTGACTATCATAAGCATTTGTAGACAGTTCACGAATAACTGCTTGAACCTTATCGGAATAAAGAGAGTCCGAAAGGATTTTAAACATTTTGCTGGTCTGAGCGATTGTAAAACCAGACTCGCTACGAACACCAGCACTATGAGTCTCAATAACACGATCTGCCAACTTCATCTTTATGTCTCCAAATGTCCTGTGAATCGTTCCCTGTGATAGTCCAATCATACCACAGCGTTATCGGTTGTCAAGTCCCCTTATCTTTAGATTGTATCGCCAGCCATCCTAAATATGCCGTAAGCAATCCAAAAAATCTGAGCAAATTAACTGGCAAAAAACACCAATATATTCCTATTAAAATACTCAAAACTCCCATTATGTATATTATGAATTTTGGAATGAATCTTGATTTACTTAATAGCCATGTTGCTGGCCCAAGTAGCACCACAAATAAAAACATTAGTGATACCAACAGTGCCAAACTAGCCATTAACTTTCGTCCTCATGAGTATTCCACTCGCTTTCTTCCTCATCATCGTCATTGTTGTTATATGAGAAATTTCTTTCATCATAAGGGGTCCAATCTTCTTCGTCATCTAAATCATCTCCATTCATTGATTCAGCATCTTCGATAAAGACCGTAATAGTATTGAGTATATCAAATAACTTAATAAGAGTATCGTCCATAGATCTAATCTTAGATTCTATATTTTTGACACTTTTTTTAAGATCAGCAATTTCTTTAACTACTTCTTTAGATATACTATTATCTATGCTGTGTAGTTCTTTATTTTGCTTATTAATTTCTCTGATTATATCGTTAAATTCTTTAGACATAGATAATACTCCTTATACTAAAGAATACACCATCTAATCACGCCAATAAGCATCGCTACAACGACATTGATACCTACTACAATAACCGCATTTTGGGCCAGGAGTTCCCATTCCCCAAGCGTCAGCATTACGATCAAAACTCTCAGCCCCAGTATCAATACAAACTAGTTTAGCCTTATTATTTCGTTTTACATATCCAACATTCCAGTAATGACAATCCCAAAATCTTAGGCGAGTTTTATTCTCGATAGTTTCCACAAGATTCTGAATATCTCGTAGTCTTTTTTTCATCACATTTTCATCAAGGATTTTTGCCTTTTCTGTAACATATCCCCAATTTGTATGGTCAGTATATGAGTAGTCCCCATAACCACCCACTGTTACCTCTATTTCAAGTTTGCAAACTTTTCCATGAACTTTAGGAGCCAAACCATATTTACTCAATAGTTTTTGCTTGTTGTAGGAATTGGTTGCCGACCTCTTATTACGAAACTGCTTAAATCCAAGATTTTTATTCTCTTTGATATTGTAGAATTCAGCACTACCACCCTCATCAAACTTATTAAGATCGATTGTATACTTCATCTTCTTTGATAAAATTCCCTGTCAGTTGTTCAACAATATCAATTGCAATCTTTAATTCACTTGTTTCTAGAATTTTAATAGGAGATCGTGCAAAATCGAATCTGAATGTTCCAGTAACCATATAGTACGGTTCATCAATTCCTATACCGTCAACATTAAAGTATTCTTCTAAAGAGTTTACTTCTTCTGGTATAAGTCCGCCATTATAGTCACTAATATTTCGAATAGTGTCAATACGATAATGAAGAATATGAGATCGTATATTACCTTCATTAGAACACCAACCCCTATAAAATCTATTGGGATGACTTACCATTTTTCCACGCCCCTGTTAAAAATTCTTCTTTATTTGAGTATAGTGGAATGAGTTTATTTTGGTCTACATACTGGTTGTTATACAGACTCAGATTATACAAATCGTTTTTGTCATTAATTAAGCCATAAGCAACTGGTTTGCTAAAAATTAGGTTTATTTTTTCTTTAATTGATACAAGTTCTTTTTCACAACTTAGCCAACGATTATTGTCGTCAACACTATTTCTATTAGCATTAAAAGCATCTTGTGCTAAGTCTCTTTTAGTTTCTCGTAACTTTGCTAATTCATTTTTAGCATTTAATATTGTGAATCTGGTTAAATTCCAACGTCCAGTATTTACTGCCGTTTCACAGCACTGAATTAAATAGTCTAGTGGATTAGAGTTTTCATTCATGTGGAGAATCCTATCTTAAACTTTTCTGGCATAACAACTTCAATAGCATTAGGAGCAAAGTGTTCGGTACAATAACTTCGTCCGTTCCACCAACCACATTTGTAACTAATAGAATTGTCTCCAAAAATATTTATTTCTTCAATTGTTCCATAAACATCATCAGTCAACTTAACCTTACTGCCAATTTTATATAGTTCTAAAACATTTTTGCTCATTATATTTCCTTTCGATAATTATTGTTCTAAAAGTGGGGCTTGTGGGAATCGAACCCACATGGATTTCTCCGAGGGATTTTCTTACTACTATAACTTTCGTTACCATTTCTGTTTGTAGTCTGGACTTTACCTTAACCATAACTTACGTTTTAGGTTCCTGCCGTCAAGTCTCTACACCTTCATATTTCTATGCTTGGCTCGGTATTAGTATTTTAAAACCTTCACCGACTTTGACAGGTTCTACATTAAAGTTTCCTTTTATGCACTCAAATTAATAAGTCCCTTGCGTCTGCCTATTTCGCCAAAGCCCCATAAGATAATCGACCACAACAATCAATGATTTGAGGTTGATACTTTGTGTGCCTCTACCATTTAAACTGCTGTGATCGACTATCGTTGGTTTAAAAATCAACCGTTGGTATGAGCCTTTAGGCGACGAACAACCTCTGCCATAGCCTCTACGTTGTCAACCGTCTTGGTTGGCTTCGCACGTTCCATAGCGGGAAGTTCAATTCCCTTCTTAGTCAGAGCGGACTTTGTACGAGCATAACGAGCCATCGTACTAGCAATCTTCTGACCAGTCTTTCCAGCAATCTCTGCATAAGTCTTACTGGAAAAAACAGCCTCAAGGAACTGCTCATCACTGCAACGAACACGACTCTGCTTATCAAGCGTAGTAACTTCAGCCATAATCAACCTCCAAATCATTTCCAAGTCTTGTCGAAACAAGTCAGTCAAGCGACTGATCCTCTTGTCTCGACTCTTTCATTCTAACATCCATTATCGGCTTGTCAACTGGGCGACCTTGAATTTTTTCTCTCTGTCGCCAAATAGTTTCTGAATCTCTTTAAAACTGTACGGAGTACCGAATCCAACCCCTTCCCTTTTATTATCGACCCCCACATCAAGCGTAAAGCGTCCTAGTGATTCATCCTCATTGTGAAGTCTGCCGTGAACATGACCATACAGCATCCAACTTTTTCGATAACTTTTATTCCATGCTCTCATAGGATAGTGAAATAGAATAATCTTTTGATTACAATGAATTACTTCTTTCATTAATCCTATGGAAGAAAAATCTTTTTCGCTAAATTTATCTTCGTTGTCATGGTTGCCAAGAATCACATGAATATCTTCACAAATTATTTGTTTTCGATATTTCTTAGGATCACCGCCTCTATGGCAAAAATCTCCAAGAAAATATAATGTATCCTTTGGCTTAACAACACTATTGATATTATCAATAATGGTCTTATTCATTTCGTGAGTATCAGTAAATGGTCTTTTACAATAACCTACAATATTCTTGTGTCCAAAATGGGTATCAGAGATAAAATAAATCATTATTCGTCAATAGGTAGAACTATTCCAAGTAGAAGATAAATCCAAAATAAAATACTTCCAGTAAAAATTGCCCCAACCACAAATCCTAATCTTATTAGTGATGAATCTATACCTGTGGCTTTTGCCAATCCTCCACAAACTCCGAATATCATTTTGTCTTGACTATTTTTTGCTAGGCGGCTCATCTTATACCTCTACTAAAAAGTCATTGTTTACTAAGTTTTCTCTATCATAGATTACTGATAATGTTTCTTTAAGAGTATTGTTCTCTACTTCCAGGGTTTTAATAATCGACTCTGCCTGATTAAGAGCCTTAGTTAGATGATATACTTTATTGATTAATTCATCAGTAACATAGTTTTTCATTATCATAATAGCCTCCTTGATAAATTAAGAGACATTATTATATACACCCATTAATAAACATACCAAGGTCTTTGAGTTGGTCTTGATTAAGGATAATTTGATCAGAGTATGGACGATTGTGAACTAAAACCCGATAAATATACCTTAATTTCTGCCAAAATGACATTTTATGACCATAAGATGACATATTTTCATATATTGACAGTTCAGTTAACCCATACTCAAAATCATGATCTAGCACTAAAACTTCACTCCTACAATCACATAATATGAAAGTAGTTTTATTTTTTTCGAACTTTACCATGTTTAGTAGTTTTGCTTTTCCTGAAGATTCTTTCATAGTTTTTGTCCCATGTTTCTTGATCCACTGATCGTGGTCTTTTTTTAGAACCTTTACCATTTTCGCTCATAATTAATCCTCAAGGACAACTGACCAATAACGAGAATCATCTTTCTTTTGTAGAGCATCCCAGTAAATGGATCGTGCAATATAGGATGGAACCTTGAGTTTGCCACAATTCACCATCCAATGACGTTCAGCCTTCTTGTAAGTAGTTGATCCGCTCTTACTCTTATTATACTTGAGATGTTCCATATCGTAAAGGCGAAGCATATGAACATCCAAACACAATGCTCGTGCCTCATTAGGATGAATCATTTCAAGAGCAAAACTAATTTTAGCCAAACCAATTCCACTAATCTTATTCAGAATACTATCACGCTTCTTAATATGACCCTTCTTAGATGTAAAATAAAAGTCTTTAGGATTGGCCCAAAACTTTTCACTAAAATCCCAAATATAGTTGGTGCGATTATTATGCAAGCCTACGCCGCTTTTGTGAAGTTTATTCAGCAGAGTTTCCTTGCTGTCAATCCATTCGTTAAAGTTCTTGATAGCATTATAACCTTTCACATTACCCTGCCAAGTGGTATGAACTGAGCAATAAGAAAAGAGATAGCGGCGAAAAATATCCTCAATATTCTTAGGACGAACACTTTCCCAATATTCCTTGTATGAGACAACCTTATCTTTAGGGAAGTTCTCAAAGAAAATATCGGCCTTGGTCTTATCCAAAGTGGTATTCTGAACAGGAATAACAGAGTTCTCAACAATCATGGCTTTCTCCAAAAGTTTCCAAGCGTTATGCTACGATTCTACACTAGTGGTATCGTCTTGTCAAGCACTACTACTCAAATGTTTCTTTCGCTACCATGCAGAATCTTAAAAGTTGGAAAGCGTAGACTTAGACCGCCATCTTGGTTATTAGTCTCTTCAAAATATTGTACAGTTATTTGCTTACCAAGAATCTTTTTAGGATTTTTGTAGAACTCTTGACGCTGTTCAATAGTGAACCCGCTACCAACCCTAACGGTATATCCTTTATGGTTAATCATAACACAACTAAGCATGGTTTCTTCAGTCTCTTGACCATCCTTAATATATCGAAATGGCCCCATTTCAGTGTCGATAACTTCATATTCATCATCAAAGAAACTCTTATACTTGAGTAAATCTTTGCTACGCTTTCCCTTGTAAGGTTCATCAGCACGAAGCATAAGACCCTCCCATTTATTCTTAGTGGACTTAGCGATCCACTCGTTAAAATGGTCATCATTCTTAATAACTTCTTGCTCAAGAACAGTTAAGCATGGACATTCGTTGGGTTGCATAACAGCACAAAGATTAGCATATCGGATAGAATACGGTCTATTCTTATCACCCTTCTTGCTATAAAATTCATCAGCAGTTACCATATCAAAAATCTTATATGAAGGATTAGGAATAGTATGATCCTTTTTACGTAGTTCTTTCATCACCCCCTGAAAATCCTCATTACCATCATCATCAACCAAACAAAGTTCACCATCAAATACAACATTAGTAACGCCCAATGCCTTGATTCCACCAGCAACAACATCAAGGGTATCAAAAGTCTTTCCGGTTCGTGAAAAGAAAGCGGTATTACCAATCTCATCAACAATAGCGATACATCTGGCCCCATCAATTTTTCTACTAACATACCAATCGTCCTTCCAATCTACAAGTTTAGGCTCATACTTATCAGCAAGAGCAACACTAAACTCTGGAATATGATCCTTAATAGCCTTATTAATAATCTTATCTCCAGCACGGGTTTTCAAATCTTTGTCAATAATGCAGTGAATAAGTTCCTCATGCTCAGAATGAGTATCAATAAAGCCATTTACTGCTCCAATAGCATCGTGACCAGTAATGACACGACCTTTAAGATCATCCAAAAGATCAAAAAGATTCTTGTAAGAATTCTTGGACTTTAGATGCTTTTTCTTCTTCAGATTATCGCTAGTAACATTGTATTGCCAAGCAGGATGATAAGTATAGAGCAAAATCTTCTTGATAAAATTTGCCCCAGCCTCATTAGAGGAAGTATAATCCTCAATAATTTCAGCCTTATCAATAGTGCTACTGGTCGCCCTAAGTTCTCTAACAAAACTACCAAGATGATCCAAACTCATACCAATTTCTCCTTGTTGTGTCCTTCTAGGATACCACACAGTATCGGCATTGTCAAGAGCATACTTGAACAATGACATTAGAAAAAGTTCCTTTTTGTATCACAAAATTTAGAACAACACAAACAATAAGTATCTTCGGTATTGTCGTATATAATCTCATATTTTTTATCAACATTAGTATGATTGCCAGCCGAATATATATCAAATCCAATAGCAGTTAATCCCAAAGCTATTTTCGGCCAACTAATTTTAGATCCAAATACGATATTATTGTTCTGTATAGTATATCTTATTCCACGAGGAAAAGATATTATTTTATTTTTTTTATCTGAGTATTTATTTAAGAGTTCTAAAAAATTAGCAGAAATACCATCATCATCATCTAGTCTTATTGTAGTATAA